CCGGGGGCCGTCAAGAACGCCGCAGTTGTGCCAACCAAGAATTGCCCGGTAGATTCAAAACGCCCATATTCCTTACTTGCCGTCGGATTGGTGAACAGCATTTGATTCGCACGCAAGAACGCAACTTTCGGAGCGCCCGCAAACGTCGTGCCAGTCAACACCAATTGCGCACAATCGGTAACCTGCGCGGATGTACCGCCTAGTATGTAAAGCAATTGCGCGGAATTCTGTATTCCCAAAAGCCCATTGCCGTTGCCGCCGAGGTAAGTGATGCCGTTATGCACCATCGCCTGTTCGGTGCCGTTGACATAAAAGCCAATTGGCTTTGTGCCCTGACTTACGAATAAAGCCGAGCCCCCGTTATGTTGAATCCAGCCTTGCGTTACGCCGCCGATAGTGAATGTCAGCGAGGATGCCGAAGTCCCATCAATTGCAAGCCCGCCCGAGGCATTCACGTTAACGCCACCGCCCGCAATCAATGACATCGACCCGCCCGGTGCCATCAATTTAAAATCAGTTATACCGGACGCCTGTCCGCCGCTAATTGAAATAGCATCCGCCGCCGCCGAATAATTGTCATTCAGGAATCGCAACAGGTAAGTGCCGCTGTTCCATAATTGCTCGACAACCCGGTTATTCGCGGAGCGCGCTGAATCAATCAGACTGAATTTGTCGGCGGCCATGAGCGAATAAGTAACGGCAACATCATTGTTGCTGCCACCCGCACCCGTCATGCGCAGAGGCGATATTGCATTCAATTGTCCGCCGGATGCGGCGATGACCGGATGCGTCGCTGACCCGCCAATCTGGACAAATCGGGTTGATCCGACCGGCGCATTGACGTTAAACGCCGGGGCGCCATTGCTCCACCATACAAAATCGCCCGCACCCTTTGCAACGAATTGCATTCCCACGTCAGCACTCGCGCCCGCGTTAGCAATCGTCACACGACTGCCGGCAGTCGAGCCCGCCAGAGTCAGGTAATTGACCGCGCCCGGGAGATTTAGCACTCTGGCCTGCACCCCCCCACTTGTCGCAAAATCGACATTGCCCGCGCCCGCCGACGTATTGCCCCAAGTAACGACAGTACCGCCGAGTCCCGCGCCAACACCAAACGTCCCGGCCGAGTTAGCCACACTGCCCACGTAAAAATTAGGCGCTGTCAGCGAGACACCCCCGACGAAGATCGCATCCGTCGCGCTGTTGCCCTGAATGTAGGCAGACCCGTCGCCCCACTTGATGGCTTTGCCATCCGCTAGCGTAATGTCTCCGGTTGTCGTGATCGGGCCGGGCGTAAACGTGCCGGTCAGCGTCAGATTGCCGGTAATCGAGACATCGCCCGTTGACGTAATGCCCGGCACATTCAGCGGCTTTAGCAGGTTGACAGCGGTTTGCGTGAACTCGGCGATTTGCATGCCCCCCACGCTAACGGCCAGCACCTTTGCCGCCTTGCGATAGAGACCCGTAGAGGACTCGGCGCCGAAGGCGATCCCCGGTGCGCTGATCGTGCCATCGTTAGCGAGGAAGGGCGCGGCCATCGTCGAGCGGCCGAAGCGGTCGAGCGAATCGGACATCGCCTGTGCTAGATCGGCCATTGTCGAATTAGCCCAAACGCTCTCGATAAGCGTCCCCGACACAACCGGATTTCCCGCCGGCAGTTGATAGACGCCCGATGAATTGCGCGGCATAGACTATTCCCCTATCGAGGTTGCGCGGCTAACCCGGCTGTTTCTGATCCGGCGCGCAAGGCGCGTAGCAAGGCTTGCTGTGTTGTCGTCAGGGGCCGCCCGGATGCCTCTACGCGTTCCAACAATCGCAGCATGGCGGACGGGTCTTGCAAGGCGCGCGCAAGCGAGCGATCCCGTTGGTAGTTGGCGACATTGCCCAAGCCCTCTAGGGCGCCCATGCCGGTCTTTCCGAAGGGCACTTTCCGAATGCTGTCAGCGAGCACCTGTCCGAACATACCCGCATCTTGCGCCGCAAATTGAGTTGGCGCCGTGGCGCTTCCGCCGCCGGCCGTGCCGCTTTTCTTGACACGTTGCGTGATGTTCTGTTTGCGTAGAGCATTCGTGATCGCGTCCACTTGCCGCGCGGCTTCCGGGGAATACTTGGCTTCGCCCCGCTGCGCAGCGCGTGAGAATCCGGCTTCTGACAGGGTAGGCAAGTCGCCCGCAATGCCCGATGCCGTTCCGCGAACCTGCCCCTCTGGCGTATAGAAATTCTCGTGCAGTTGCTGCGCTGCTTTCGCCTGATCCACCCTTTCAACGTCGCGCGTATAGCCTTCCCGTACCTTGCTCCACTTGCCGCCGGTTGTCTCTTCGAGCGCATTGTCTAGCCGGCCGATGACATCCTGAATCGCCGAGGATTCACGCGGCGCCGAAGCGTAAGCCGATGGATTGTTGAATTTGGTCTTGCCACGGAATGCGCGCCGAATGACTTGCATGTCTGCCGGATTGAAGCTTTCGCCGGCCTTCGCTAGATCGCTTTGGAGTTGTTCGTACACTTTGCGGACAGGCGCGTCGAATCGCTCCGGGTCGTGGGCGAGCCAATCCTCTACGTGACTCTGCAATGATTGGACATGGTTAGCGAAAACTTCGGGATCGGCATCCGCCATCGCCTCTTCCATGCTCGCTTTCCAATTGGCGTTTTTCCGTCCGATGCGCTCGCCTATTTCGCTGCCTTCGGCTGTGGCGCCGCGCAAGGCATCCGCGAGGGATTGCGCATAGGCTGTATCGTGCTCGGCCCAGTTCGCCATATTGCGCGCACGGCTTCCGACTTCCAATGCCGCCAATTGCGGGTTGTCCAGAATCGCCGCTGTTGATAGCGTAATGCCGGGGCGGCGGGCGCCGCCTTCCACGCCCTCCAGAATATCCCCGCCAAGATCGGCCCCGGCGCTTTCTGCTGCTTTGGGCATCGTGGCTTCGTAAGCGCGCAACTCGTCGGCGACTTTCCTTGCCGCTGCACTGCGTTCGGCCGCACCGCCCCCGGCGCCGAGCCGTTCCCCGACCATGCGCGCCGCTGCGCTTTCGCCGCCCGCCGGGTTGAATCGGCCGATCAGGCTTTTAACCGCGCCGCCCAAGTAGGGAACCGCGCCGCCGAGCAGAGCACCCCCCACCGCACGCCCTAGGGTCGATTCATCGGACGTTGTGGGGGCCAGGGCACCAGAGACCCCACCCGCGAGCGCGGCATCCGCCACGGTCGATCCTGCAAGCTTGCCGGCGACTTGAGCACCCAGAGCACGCGGCAACGCAACACCGGCCGCACGAGCACCCGCGCTGGCAAAGCCACCGGCCGGGATCAGCAGAGTCGGTGCAACTTCGCCCGCGAGCTGCAAAGCGCCGCCGCCGGTTGTCGCGTTCGCCAGTTGTTCATCGCGCGCGCGCTTTTCCAAAACATCCGCGTCCATCGCCTGCTTGTCAGCATCCGTGCCGAGCACCTTGGTTGCGAGCGATTGCACACCCTGCCCAAGATTTGAGAAGCCGGCGCCCAGGTTCGCGAGAACCTTGTCCGTCCCTGACATGTCGGCCGTGGGGTCGAATTCGGCCTTTCCCTTCGCAATTTCCTTTTGCAAGTTGGCGTGATGCTGCGCCACGCGCGCCTGTCCAACTGCCTGCAACTGTTCATCGGTCGCATTGTCTGGCGCTTCGAATCGGACGAAGCCGCCTTCGGGCAAATGGGCTTTGTAGGTTGCCACGCTAACCCCCGTCGCGCTCAATTCGCAATGGTGCGGCGTTCGGCGCGGCGCCAGCGGGCGCCCCAAGTCTTGCCGCCATGCTAGGATAAATCTGATTCACAACTTGCTGGCGCGCATTTAGCGAATTCAATGTCTGATCTACTTGCGTTTGCAATCCATCGCGCCCAAGCCGTAACGCATTAGCGCCGAATGGGTCGGCTAGCTGCCCTTGCATCAAGCCCATGTCCGTTTCGCTGATCGCGCCGAGAGCATAGGCTTCTTTCAATTGCAGTAGCAATGTAGACGCCTTCTGTCCAACGGTCGCCTTTTGTGTTGGTGACAATTGATCGAATGAACGCGGATCGTAGTTGTCTAGCGCTTTGCGGTAATCCTGCAATAGATTCATCGCTGTTGACGCGGCAATCTGTGAGCGCATGACTTCGGCCGATGGCATGCCTTGCTGGCCCGCTGCTACCGCGCGCTGTGCATTCGCCCGCATTTGTTCTAACGCGCCGTGATAGCCGAATTGCTCTGCCGCAAGTGCGCGCTGCTGTCCGAATTGCCGGTCTTGCTGCATCTGCTGGAAACGTTGCGAATCCATTAGATTTCCGTGTCCATAGGCATATTGCGCCGCCTGTTCTTGCGCCTTGTCTAGCTTGTCCTCGCCGCGCTCTTGCGCGTATTGCGAATTAACCGACATCTTGCCTGTGATCGGATCGAAAACACCCTTGTCCGTGACCCGCTGTTGCGATGCGCCGAGCGCTTGCTGTAGAACAGCGGCCCCGGCCCGCTGTTGCCCTTCGTCACCCATCATCAAGCCCAGAATGCCCCATCGTTGCGCCTGCGCGTTCGCGTCGCGTCGCTGCGCGATTTCGTCAGCGGTGAATGTCGGGGCGGCCGGAGCGTTCGCGCGTGCCTGCGCAGAGTCAACCAAGGCTTGGCCCGGGTTCGCGTAGCCTGGAGGCGCGGCCGGTGCATTCGAGACGCCTTGCGCAGCACCACGCGGCGCAAGGGCTTGCGTGAGAACCTGCGGCCCCGGTTGACTCGCGGGCGTGCTCTGCGGGGCGGGCGGCCCCGTCATGCCTTTCGGTTGTGGCGGCCCCATCATGCCGGCGGGCGCCTGCGTAGGCATCGGCGCATCGGGCCAGGGTTGCGGGTCGGGTGCATCCGCCTCTCGACTCCCAAGGGTTCGCGCGAGCACCTGGGGCCGGGTGTAGGTGCGCAGCGTATCCGGCCCGGCGGCTTCGTTGCCGCGCAATAGCGTATACGAGCGCGAACGGGCAACGGGTGCCTCTTCGGCGGGTGCCTCTACCCATATGGGCTTATTGTGGCGATCCGTCATCCATGGCATGACTCGGCACCTCCCCTAGCGCGGCGGGGGCATCGCGCCCGGTTGCACACCCCGAAGGGCGGCGGCCTGGAGTGCGGCGGCTTGCTGCGGATTCATCCCACCCCCACCTTTGGCGAAGCCGGGAGAAGCCCCCATCCCACGCCCTGCGCCTTGTGGCGCCCCTGGGGGCATGCCTTGCGCACCTTGCGGCATCGGGCCGCCCTGCGGCCCCGGGGGCATCCTAGAGGGCATCGCGCCGGCTTGTGGGGGCATTGCCTGCGGCATGCCCCCGCCCTGCGGCCCCATAGGCACTCCGCCGGCCCCTGACAGCATGCCCTGGGGCACCGGGCCACCTTGCGGAGCACCACGGCCCGCCTTAGCCCCTTGCGGGGGCATCCCTTGGGGCATGCCTTGCGCGCCGGCCTGCGGGTTCGCGTTACGTGGTTGCCAACTCATGATTGCCCCCGATTAGAAAAAGGATGTCGGCGCGGTGCGGAAATACTGGCTTGCGATGTCGCCATATCGGCCGCCCAAGGCTTGCGCCGCCGCGCTTGCTTCGTCCTGTTGCTTTTTGCCGAGATAGGCCCCGACAACATTCGCGATCCCGCCCGCCCAATTGGGCGCCCCGCCGTTGACTGAGCCGGTATTGAGCGACTGGCCTAGCCCGCGAATGGCGTCAGCGGTCTTAAATTGCTTCTGGATCTTCTCTGACTCCGGCGCGAGTCGGTAGCGGCCCGCCATGGCTTCGGCGGCTTCGTCCATCTTCTGCGCCTGGATACCGCCCGCCGCCGCGCGTTGCGCTGCTGCTGCCATCTGATCGGCTTGCGCCGTCTGTGCCGTTTGGTTCGCGGTAGCGACATCCGGGGGCGGAGGCGCGGCCCATGCGTTTTGGATCGGCATCCCGCCGGGCAACTGCGACCAATCGGCTTGCCGAGGAATTGTCGGATCGGTTGCCGGGTCGTAATACTTGCTGCGTTTTTGCATGATGCGCCCCTAATTCAATGCAGCGTAATTGACCATCAAAACGCCACGGAATGACCGAACCGCATCGGGCACATAGCGGCGCACTTCCTGCGCCATGACGCCCACGCGCGGCAGGCTTTCGCCGATGAACCGATAGCGGTAGATTCCGAAGCCCTTCGAATGGCGCCCAATGCGCCGCACGTCCGTCTTAACGCGCCGATCCGACATCATGAACATTCCGGCCATGCCGCTACCGGCTTGCAGCATTTGCCCCGTTGCCGCGTTCTTCATTTGCTGTTGCTGCATGCCGGCGTCGAATTGCTGTTGTCCTGCGCCGCTGTAGTCCACACCCTGACCCATGCCGGCTTGGCTGAAATTGGCGAAATCGGGGCTAGAGACTTGCTGACCATTCAAGAGCGCATTTAGGGCGTTCAATGACCAATTCTGTTGCTGCTGCGCTTCGGCAATCTGCTGTTGACGCAATGTGTTTTGGTACTGCGCCGCTGCTTGCTGTTGCTGGAAATTCTGCGCGCCCGCTGCCTGCTGCTGCTGGAATCCCTGCTGCTGCTGATTCAAGCCGAACTGCGAACCGGACAGCCCTTGCTGGAATGCCGCGTTTTGTGCCGCGAGTTGGTTCTGTTGCGCTTGGCTTCCAAAGCCGAACATTTGTCCGGCGGCTGTGTTCCCGAATTGCGCTTGGTTCTGTGCTTCGCCGGCTTGCTGTTGTCGCAATGCCAGATCCATTTGATTATTGGTTGCGGCTTGCTGGCTTGCGCCAGACTGCGCGGACATCATCGCTTGATTGTAGGCATCGGTCTTTTGCCGATTGAACTGATCCATGGCTTGGCTGTAGCCGGCAGAGCCTTGCGTAATGCCCTGATTCGCTAATTGGGTCTCCATTTGCGTCTGCTGTTGCTGCCATTGCGGGTCGAGCCGGCTTGTCGCCTGATTCATCAATTGATTGTAGGCAGTGTCACGCGAAGCGCCCGACCCTTGCACACCTTGCAAGTTGCCGTAATCGATTTGGCTTTGGAGTTGCGGCGTACCTTGTCGGGACGTGTCTATGTTCTGAGCCTGCGGCCCCATGCCGAACGGGTTCGTGGTCGATTGCAGATTGCCGGCCTGCGCACCTTGCGCTAGCGGGGTAAAGCCGCTGAAATCCATCGGCCCGTTCTGCATTTGCTGGCCAACTTGCCCCATCAGGGATTGGGCGATATCGGAGCGGCCAGACTGGATCGCCTGTTGCTGGTCTAGTGCGTTCTGTTGCTGCGCGTTTAGGGTCGTGTTCTGTGTCCACGACATGACAGGTTTTCCCTGCGAGTCGAGAACCGCCGATCCGTCTGGATTCGTTGCCGCTTGGGATGAATAGGAAATCGTCCCCCACGGATTATTCTGTGTCATCCGGTTCGCATAATTCTGCTGTAGCAATTGGTCATTGCTACTCTGCGCAGTCTTCTCCGCGAGCGCGGTGTAATCCGGGGGCGGAGGGCCTGACTTTTTTGACATGGCATCCCCTAATGCAAACGAAGCCACCGGCAATCGCCGCGCAGCATTTGCAGAACAACCAAATCAGCATCGCCGCCGCCGTTCGGAATGCGCGCGATTTCCTTAAAGCCTAGGCGCGTATCGAAGGACAGCGCGGCGGCATTCGTGGAATCGACCAAAGCCAAAACGGCTTCGCAATTGCAGACATTGAACGGGTAGACAAAGGCCGCAAGCACCATCCGCCGGTTAAGCAAGTCGGGGCGTTGCACAACGGTATGCATGCAACACGTCCGGCCGATGAATGCGTTATAGCCCACGGCGACAGCGACATCCTCGTAATGAATCGGCGACTCGTCTGGCCTGTCCGGCGCATACAGCACACCCCGAAAATCCGCGCTACTGTGCAAGCCGAGCCGATCAGCGAAAAAGGCGTGAACGATATCTGGAAGCGTTAATTCGATCATAGCGGCCCGCCCGCTTGAATCATGTACGACAGCGACGACAGAATCACTTGCTGCTGACTGGCAATAAAGATGGTCGGCGATAGGGCTTTGCCCATCGCGCGCACGCTTCGCCAATCGGCCCACGACCCCACGCCACCGCCCCAAACCGCGCGCGTATCCCAATAGTCCCGATCCCACAGACTGCCGCCCGTCGTGAGCGAGACCGGCCAATTCGGGTTGCTATTGATGAACAGATCGACATTCATCGCGACGGCGTAAGCGGGCTTCTGTGCGGCCTGAAAGTTGGCCCGAATCATGAGCGCGCGCTTTGTGGCGGGCGGGGAATCAAAGTAGTCAAAGGCGGGCGTGAGCCGTGCGCGCACTTCCTGCGCCCCGGTGCTGTCGATCTTCATCCGGTCGGATGCGCCATCGTAGACACGCAAAACGCGGCCGTCAGCAGTACCGCCGTAAGTCTCGCCGAGTCGATAATAGAAAGTGTCCGCAGGTATATCGAGAATTCTCGACCATGCCAGCGTATGCATGTGAAAAACGTATTGGCTATGCTCTGTGACCGATACCGCGGGCCGCGCCAATTGCAATAGGGCCTGATTCGGAAAATAGAGCAGTTCCCATCCTGCCGCAGCGGCGTTAAATTGGAAGTCGCGCCGTAGTTGTTCCTGAATCTTCCGAAGCTGCTTCGTCTGATCGGTGGATGCGGTTAAGACATTGTCTAGCCCGCCCTGCACAATCTGCGCAATGGGGATGATGCCGAATTCGGTAACGATATAGATATTGCCGCCAGAGGTCGTAAAGCACCGACGCCCCACGGGGGGCGTTCCGATATACCAAACGCCTGCACATGCCCAATCATTGGCGCTTGTGGGATCGTTGCCTTTGTAGACTGCGACATCCCCGGCCGATGAGAGCGCGACGAGGTAATCATCCGTGCCCTGTCCGGCATCTTGCGTCCAATTGATGAGGGCAAGCAGACTACCGCCGTGAACAAAGAGGGGGCCGAAATCGAAGGGCAGCGCGGCGCCACTAAATGAGTTCACCGGCAGAAACCACGCGCGCCCGGAGTTGCGCTCGACAAAACCAAGCCGCTTTTTAAACGCGACCACTTGCACGAAGTTTCCCGGATCGATGCCAGAGATTTGACCGGCGCCGGCTGATCCCGTCGTAAATACATATTTCTTCCAAATCACGCCATCGTAAAAAAAGGCGCCGTCCGTTTCACTGCACGAGATTAGATAGTTTCCGCCGCCGGCCGCGAATTGCGTCGAATAGAGCATTCCCGCGTACTGACTGCCAGAGAGCGCGATTTCCGCCGCGACCGCTGTCATATCGCCGCCGCCTTCGATAAGGAATATTCCGTTATCGGTTGTCGCGAAGAGTTCCGACTGTGACAGCGGCGACGCGAGGGACGAAATCGTGGAATCATCGAACGAAAGCACCGTCCGCACGGTATGCAGAGAATTTCCGCCGATATTCGTGGCATATTCGTACCACCCTTGCCGCAGCGCGAGACCGGAGTCCGACGAAATCAGGTTATCCATTTCAATCGCGTCTGTCGGTTGCATGAGCGCGAGCGGATCAATCGTATTCAAGCCCCGCACGGGCGGCGGCCGCATGACAACCTGCTGGATCGTGCGTTGCGCAACAGCCGAGGGCGCCCGCATGGCTAAACCCCATAACCCGTATCGGGCAGGTTATAAGCGGTGTTAATCAGGGGGAAGCCGGGATAACCGCCCGTGGACAGCATCGATCCATCTTGGTCGGCGTTTTGCGCTTGGTCGAGAGCCGCCTGGAAGTCGCCGAGCGCGACCGTCGTATCAAACCCTTTTTCGATGAGAAATCGAAGCTTGAGATAGGCGGTAATCAACTCGGCGTCATAAAGGCAGAGGTCGGCATCCTCCGTCATCGTGTCTTTTAAGACCGCGCCTAGAACCGGGTCAGTGCCTTGCACCCATGCGCGCGACGTGTAATCAATCCGCAGGGTTTGAGGTTGCGAGGGCGAGAAATAGAGTTCGAATTTGCCGCCGCGCGTGCGGTAGACAATGCTAAGAGTGGTCGGCCCCAGATTGCGTGCCTTCAGGCAAGCCCATTGCATATCGAGCGCCGGGCCGAGCATGGGGAGGCGGCTAGAATCATTCCACGCCGTCACGTCAATAAAGGAATCCCAATCCGCCGGCATGTCGTACAGTGTTTGCCCCGGAACGGTCGGAAAATTCCACGTCCGCGACAAGACTTGCCAGCGGTTCCCATTGGTCGGCTTGATGAGTCGGCGCCCGCAGAAATTCAGCAAGGCCAGCATTTGCTGTGCGGTAACGTCCGTCGGGGCGCCAGAGACCAAGCCGGGAACGGGCAAACCCAATTGCCCACAAACGTCCTGCACGATGGCAAGCATTGTTTTTTGGCGATTGAAGAATGCCACGATTTACCCCCCTAACCGGGTTGCAACGATAGCCCCGCGCGTTCTGCTAGCACGGCCTGCAATTGCTGCTGCAATGCCTTATTCGCCGCCATCAGTTCGGCAAGGTTGCGCGACTGTTCATCGTTAGTTTGCTTCATCTGGTCGAGTTGCTTTGAAATCTTCGCGGCTTCCGCCGTTGATTTCGCCTTTTGCAACCAAACGCCCGCCGTCTGCTTGAGACTCGTTAGGCCCGGCATCTTCAGGGTGATATCGTCGCGGACATCCGCCAATTGCTCGACGGTGCGAATACCGAAGTAATGCAACTCCGCACATTGCGCCCGGCCCATCATCGGCCAATCTTTGAGCGGTGTTCCGACCAATTGTGCCTCTTCGCCGCCGCCGGCCTTAAAAGCGGAATACTGCTTTGGAAACCGGGTTCTGTCCGATGGGCGGACGGGTCGATCAATGACGTTGGATTTGTCGCCCGGAATAAAGATTCTCACAAATTCCGTATCCCGGTAAATGGGGCGCCCCTCGTTCGTGCTGGCGGCGTCATCCTGGAGAATGTCCATGTGAAAGACCACAAATAGCTTTTCGTCGCCCGCACCTTGCTTGAATGCATCGGGGTCGAAAGTCATGCCGGTTAGTTCGTCCATTGCTTATTCCTTTAAGGCAAATTCGGATCGCCGTTGGTTTCATATTGGAGTGAATACGCCGCGCCGCCGATGCGTTGCACATTAGGGCCGGCGACCACGGTTCCGTCAGTAGGTGGGCCTGCGAAATTCGGCATCCCGATTCCTGCGACAGCGGCGCCCGTGGCTTGCGATGCGGCGTTATCGAAGATGCACGGCGCGGCAGGCGAGCACGCGCTAGAAAACTTCGCGGTATAGCTGGTTGCCATGATGCGTACCCTTTCAAAGCGTGCGGCGCGAAGCTGGAGGGGGCGGGGGTTCTGGCGGCGGGGACGGAGGCGTGGGAGCGGGTTCCGGTTCGCCTTGGCCTGGACTCGGCGGGGATTCACTCACGCCCGGCAAATCGTCCAAATGATGAAGTGGATCTTCCGTGGCAGGGTCGGCAGGATCAGGGGTAGACCCGCCCCCAATTGGGATTTCTCCCGCTTTCGTTGCCGGTGCCTCTCGCGTGCGTGGCGGGGGCGGGTTCAAGTCTTCGGGGATGTCGTTAGATTTCGTCATCGCAATTAACCTCCGATAAAACAAAACCCCCCGGGCGAAATGGGAGGGAGATTGCATGAGAGTCCCGCCCGGGGGTTTAAACGGGTTATGGCGTAATCAGGCGCCCTTGGTATTGGCGACCGCTGCAAGTCATCGCGCCGGCAAATGCCAAGATACTAACGCTCGCGTCCTGATTGATGGCGTAACGCTTTTCCGGGTCGAGCGGAACGAAATTACGCTTGGCGTGCGGCCGGAAGAAAAGATAATTGGTGTTCAGGAAGTAGGCAGTTTTGGCGGCCGCATATCCACCGACGCCCCCATCAAGTACCACGTCCGCGTCCATATATTCAATGGAAGGGAATCCGAGCTTCGCGCTAGAGGGATTGGTAAATCGGAGTTGCAATTGCAGGGATTGCAGGAAGATTCCCCACATGACGTTATCGACGATAATCAAGTCCGGGCGATCCGAACCACGCACCAGGGACGCCCACATGGTATTAAAAGCACCCTGTACCGTGGAAGGGGTCAGCGCGGCGCCCGCCGTGGTTGACTTACTGCGCCAAAATGCCCACGTCGCGGCGTCAATCCCGCCGTAAACGCCCGTGTTCGGATTCACCGGGACAGCGGCATCTAGGCCGATCAATTGCTTACCACCGGCGCCCGTGCCGTCCGAATAGATACCCGCAGAGACAAGGTTAGCCATCGTGGATTCGGCTACTTTCATCCGGCCTTCGAGCAAATCTATCATCTGCTCTTTGCCGTCATTGCGTAGCTGGTCAAGCCCGGAAATCGTCACCGGGACGGCGGCTTGCTTTAGATCGTATTGCGCGGCGGAAATAACATCCTGCGCGGCAACCGGCAAAAGGTCGTATGCGGAATACCATCCAGCGTTCGCATTCTCTGCAAACGAGATTTCCTCTAGAATGGTCGATCCGCCCGAAATGGTTCGGACATTCCCTTTCTTTTGCAGTTGCGCCAGTAGCGCATTATTCTTTGTTACATTGTCGGCGATTTTCCGACTGCGGTTTTCAATCGTCGTGGCGACGATATCCGAAACATTTGGAAAGGCCATATTGAGCCCCTAATGGCTAGAACTGCCGCCCGGTTCGGAAAAGGCCCGCTTGTCGCGGCTTCCCCCCGCTGGTCGTTTAGCGGGACATGAACCGGGCGGGCCTAGGGGCAGGCGCACCGGGGGAGCGTTACAGCCGGGATGACCCGGCTTGCTCAAATGCGGCTTCGATATCGCCGCGCATGGTCTCGTTTTTGGGAACCGCCGTCCCATGGGGGGACGATTCACCTTTAACCGACGAAGCCGCGCGCTTTGCCCGGAGGGCCGCTTGTGTCAGCGTGCGAGGGTTGCTCGCTCCGTTTCGTTGCTGGAGGATCTTAGAAACTTCTGGATTCATCGCGCAAGCTTTTTCGTATGCCTCTTTCACGGGTAGGACTATTCCCCGGCGCGCGGCTATCTCGATCATGTCGGCCATTTCGTCGCGGACATCGAAAAAGAACTCATGCTGTTCGGCAAAGGCGGCCGTCTGCCCCTGGATTTCGGCGGCTTCGCGTTCGGCGGCTTGCTGCTGCTGCATTGCCTGCTGCATCATGAATTGATCGACGCGCGGATCGCGGAAAACCTGCTGCTGCCCGTATCCCTGCCCTTGCAACGCCTGCGCCGCGTCGGGGTTGAGTCCACGGGTGGGGATGTTGAAAACTTGCGCAAGCGCCGTGTCCACTTCGTGCAGATCGATGGCGTATTGCTGGCAGAGCCGGGCAACCATCATTGCCTTACCCTGGGGCGTGCCCACGCGGAGTTCGGCGGCCGTCTGGAAGAGATTGGAGACAGCGGCGAGCGGATTGGAGTTCTCCGCGCGGATAAACATCTCGTAAGGGCGGACAATATTCTCGAATGCCGAGACGAAATCCTTTAGGCCCGCCGACGATTGCAAATGGCTTTGGAACTCGCGTTCCCGGCGGTTAATTTCGGCCTTCACGGACGCGTCAACGGTTCCCCACTTCTCCCGGGCTTCGGGCTTCCACTGCGCCGGGGCTTTCAGTTCGGGTGGCGGCGTGCCGCCTTCGGGGCCTTGCTGGCCTGGGGCGCCGGGGCGCGGTGCGGGGGCTGTGACCCCTTGGCTAACCGACTTCGCGGCCCCTGGGGCGCTTTCCGGGCCTTCTGGCGGGGTCTTGGGGGCAAAGCGGCCGGACTCGTCGCGGACTCGGCCATCCTCGGCAGGCGCGCGGGCGCCTTCATCGGTGGCGGCTTCCTCGAAAGCGGCGTCTAGCGCATCGCGAAGCGACGGCTCGGCCGAGGATGGCTCGGCGGGGGATTCGTTCGGTGCGGGGTCGTGGGAGTGTTCGGCCATGGGGACGCCTCTAGGGGGTTAGGGGACGGGCGTTCGAGGGGCTAGCGGTTCAGTTTCGCTATCGCGCGGGCGAGGTCTTCGCGGCGGCTTGGGTCTTCTCCGGCGAGGTCACGGACTCGAGTTTGTGCGGCGCGCGTCCATTCATCGCGGTAATCGTCAGCGGTCGTAAGCCCGCGCTCTTTCATGTACTGCCGGTGCTTGGTGCGAGTGGACACGTCCACGCCGTCCAGCGTGCGCAAACCATCGTAAGCCCGATCCCCGGCCAAGGGGTTATCAATGGCGCGGCTTGCCTCGAAAGAGAAATAGCGCTCCATCGGGGCGCCACAGTGAAAGGCCGGTTTTGGGTTCGCCACGTAATCGGAAATGGAGCGGAATAACTCGATCCGGTTGCCGCATTTGCCGCACGCATAGTCATAGGTCGGAATTTGAATTCTCCTTTGGCGTGCCAGCGGCCGCTGCCGCCGCGCGGGCTTGGTCGAGAATCTGGCGTGCTGACTGCACGGGGCCGGGTTCGCGTTCGTTCGGAAGCTGCCAACGGCCCGTTGCCAGCATGACGCGGCGCCGTTCAGCCTGGGCGGTATAGAGGTCGGCGCGCGCTTTGTGAATCGCTGCCAGATCGGCCGCCGAATAGGGGGAGTTGTCGGGTTTCGCGGCCATGGAGCACCTTTCACTGTGGCGGCGGCATCGCGCCGGGGCCGGGGCCTTGCATGGGCGGGCCTTGCATCGCGGCGCCGTTCGGCGGGGGCATCCCTTGCGGGGGCGTGGAGGGCATCGCGGGGGGCATGGCCTGGGGAGGAAGCTGCGGGGGCGCCTGGGGAACGGGCGGGGGCATCTCCGGCCCCAAGGTGATAGCGTTCTGAGCCTGGAGGGCGCGCGCTTCCTCGTGCGTAAGCTGTGCTTCGGCCGTCGCCTTCGCGGTGTCGGCCTGCACTTGCCCCATTTCCGCGCCGGTCTTCTTCGCTTCGGCCAGGGCCTTCTGATCCTTCGGGGTCGGCGGGGGCGGGGGCGGGGGATGCTGCGCGAGCTGCTCCATTTGCGTTGCGGCCTGATCCAATACGCCTTCGATGGTCGCGGCCCCCTTAAAGCCAGCGCATCCCCATTGCAGCATCTTTATCAGGAAGGCACCGGCGGCCGGGTTTTGGCTGACCATGGGGCCGGCGGCCATCAAATAGTTAGAAACCGCGCCCATGAATTCGGTGCGAATTTCCTTTTCCTTTTCCCAATCCGGCGCGGCCAGAGAATCGGCTGTGACCGATACGGAGTGCATCGCCATCCCGAAATCTTTCAGCAGGGCGATAGCCTGATCGGCGAAGGGCGCATCGGGCGTGCGGTCAATCAGGGAGCGCTGTTTGATGGTGTCGGGTTGAAACTGCGTCGCAATGATATTCGCGCGAATCCGCATCGTATCGGAGACAAACCGGGCAACCCCGTTTTGCAAGTCGGCCAATCGAGCGCCACCAAATTGGGCTTTGAGTTGCTGCGCCGTGGCGGATTCGCTGGCAGCGGTTGAGCCGCGCATGATGTCGGAAATGCCGAGCACGTCGTAAAGGTCTTTTTGTAGGGCGCCCTTGCGCTGATTAAGCTGCATGATGGCGTTAACCGTCGCATCGAAGGGCATCCAATCAATAACGCCTTTCATGCCGCCTTTCTCCACAAACACCTGCCAGTTTTCAACCGGAATAAGGGTGTTTTCTGTGTTCGAAGAGAGAAGCGTTTTAACGCCCGATGCGTTTTTGTCGTAAACGCCAACCACCTTTACCGCTTCCTGTAGGCGCGCGAGTTTGTTGTTAGTGCGGTCTAGTTCGCAGTACAAATCCTGCGCCATGGCGTAATCAGCACGCGGCAGGAAAGCCCGGGTTAGCGTGGTCGAAACCACGGGTTGTGGACAAGGGAAGAAATCGTCCAGCTTCAGATAGTCCGGCTGATAGTCGAGAACAAACGTGCATCCTTCGGAATACCAACAAACGTTATTAGTTTCCTTGTCCCAGATTTCCCAGATTGCCGCTTGCTTAATGGGAGTGGCTTTGATGACATCATCGGCCAGACTGCCGCCCTCGCCCGGCGTTTTCGTCTGCATCGGGATGGCTTCGATTTGATCGGGCGCGAGGTTCGTAAAGCGTGCCTGTAGCTTTTTCTTCGACATATAGACACGGCGCGCAACCCATCGGCACTCCCGCCAGCGGCGGCAGGGAGAATAACGGAAATCATCCCAATAGATGTAATCAACTTCCGCCTCCTCAAATACGATGCGGGTTGCCGTTTGCGTTTGAGGTTGTCCGTTCATCGGGTCGAGCGCAGGCTGTCCCGTCATCGGGTCGGTAATGGGTGCCTCATAGTCTTCCGTGTCTACGTCATACCGGCACCAGACTTGACCAAGCCCCACAACGAAACGATCAAAGACCGCATCGCGCATGGCGGCGTTGGTGTCGTCGTATTCCCGCTCGATATCAGAGTTAAGAATTCGCTGGAGAATGAGCGACGCCACGCGGGCGATATCATCGTCGAAATCCTTAAACTTCCGATCCACGTCCGCCTTCGGCAACTTGCCATAAATGGCAGACAGGATAACTTGAACATTACTCCAAAAGAGATTAACGCGGGACTCTTCGCCGTTGAATGAATCGCGTTCGTCTAGATAGGCCCGTTCGCAAAGGCGGGCGTTGCGCGTGAATTTGCTAAGCCATTTCTTCGATGCGTTTAACTCGGCCTGCCATTTCGCGGCGAGCTGCGCGGACACGTCCCGGGGCAACGGTTCACCTGTGGCGGCCAGGGCGGCGGCGTTCTCATTGTCGTCCTCGTCCTTATAGGCCCCGGCAAGCGGCCCGTCCCCGGTTTGATAGTCGAGCGCCATAGTGCCCCCTACAGCCGAATCCCGTGCGCGCGGTCTTGGTCGCGCCACAAGTCATCGAGCGAGAAAAGATGATGCGCGCCGCGCGCTTCGGGTCGCTTGGGGATGGGAGTCGGAATCACCTGCTCGACCACCATTTGCGCGCCGTAGCTGAAGGCGTCGGAGCCGTGAGAACTCCAGTCGTGATCGGGTTCGGATGAGAAAACTTTCCGCTCGTCGTCCCATTTGAAAGACCAAGACCGCAAGGCTTCGATCCCGCGCGCGCAAGCTTCACTGTGGAAATTGCACCGGGGGAGAACCACGCGGGCGGCGTTAATGCGGTCTTGCAGTTTCGACTTGGGCACCATCTCGCAGCGGAAATGCTGAGAGAAAACCTCAATCACGGAATGCTTCGTCGCCATGGTCTTGGCTTTGGCATCGTGCGGCAGATAGAGCGTATCGATTTCATAACCGATATGTTTCAGGCGATCCACCCAATCCGCCGCATCGAGACCGCTCGCTTCGTCGTAATGAATGAGGTCGTATCCGCCCCGGCGGAATTGCCAAAACCAAAAAGCGGCGGCATCGCGATAGCCCAAATCTGATGAAACGACAATCTTCGATCCGAGAGAATGTACGGTATCGATATTCAAACGCCCGGCCTTGTCGGCTTCGGCAATCAGGCGGCCAACGATGGCACCAACATTCGCCACAGAGAAATCACAGTAATATTCCTGCTGGATTAACTCTTCGGGCATGTCCATAGCCCGCTCTAGGTCGATATCCTCGGCCGTCAATACCCCGGTTTGCTCGATTGACATCACCGCACAGAAAGCGCCCGGCAGTTTCTTTGCCACCTGAAGCGTTTTATAAGCGTGGTTATATCCGCGCGGGGTATAGATGAAGGAAACGGAACCGTTATTCTCGCGGAGAATTGGGCGGACGAAATCGTAAGAGCGCGGGTCGGTGGTTGACCATTCGGAGAAAGTGACGTGAACCGGATTCGCGCCGAGTAGAGAATTAAAGTTATCCGCGCCGACGATTTGAATGATAGAACCATTGATTAGTTCGATCTTCATTTCATCTTCGATTTTCTTTTTCACCAACTCCGGCGGGAATGTCTGGCGAATGAGATTCGTTCCCTGCGCCGTGATGTTGTCCCAAACGGCTTTGCGCCCCTGCTTGAGAGTGGGCAGGCAGTGCCAGTAAAGGCCCACGCGCTTAAACGCATCCTTGCAGGCTTGGGCGAGCGCGGTACGGTCTTTGCCGCCACGACGGTGCATCACCCAAACAAGGAATTTGCAATCATCATCGCGCGCCGCCATGTAATGCCGCTGATAGGGGCGGGGAACCATGCCGCCATCGATGCGATATTCAGGCATGAAATAGGCCGGTTAGGGGGCCTGTTGTTCGATATCGATTACATCGCGCGAAACCAACTTGAGCGGGGTATTGATAACGCCCGGCGCATCTTCCTTAAAAACCTCCCGGTTTTCATGGTTGATGGTTTCGATAATGATTTTGATATCGGCGCCGTCGCCGTTCTTTTTCTCGAAAGGCAGCATCTTTGCCGCGAGCGCCATGAAGGCCACCGGATACTGCGTGGCTTGCTTGACCAACCACCGCTGCCCGCCGAGTTCGTGCAAGGCCCCCATAATCATTTGCTGCAAGGATCGGTTGATTTCCTTACGGCTGTACGGGTCAAACTTCGCGCGGGCTTCGCGGCGCGCGGCGCCGTGCAAGTGCGGAAAATTCGCCTCGAAAAGCGCATCTTTGTTGATGGGGCCAGACATTGGGGCAACTCGCTTTGCCGAGAGGGCAAAAAAAGACCGGCCATAGGGGCCGGTCGGAAAGTTACCCTGCTTCGGAGATCAGGACAACTGCGAGTTTGAATGGGGGCAAGTTACATTTCGGGATTCTCTCTTTCTACTAGGGAAGACTAATCTAACAACCCTGATTCAGTGAATGCCTAATCGTGGCGCTTACTGACAAAGACAAAACGTGTCACCGGGCCGGCGTCGGGTTCATCGCGGCGCAGGATGGCAGCGGCAACGGTCATGAGTTCGCCCATGGGCTTGTCCGGGTAGAGCAAGACCAACAAAGGCAGCAAGGCCCCCACGGACTCAGCGGCAGCGGTGTCCAACGTGCGCGCCATGTAGACCAGGGCGCCAGACAAAATCTTCACCATGTCTTGCCCGTTAATCTCGTCATCTTCCACAAGCGCCCGAATCACGTCCGCCATGCCGTCGCAGGGATCGGGGGCCATCACCATGTGCTTAACGACAAGCCGCGCAATTTCGACATGATTTGATGTTTTCATGGGGCCACCTCGGCGGCTTGAGAGGCAAGTTCTGCACACTCGGCACGCACATAGTCCAGCGTGCGGTAGGTCTCCCATCCATGGGAAGAGAAGAGCCGATCCCGCGCGCGAATCCGCGCATCCATTGCCGGACTCATGTCGCCCGCGTGCCCACAGTCAAAGCCAACCCACCATAGTCGCGCAGGTTCGCCGGGTTCTGGAATGTGGCAAATGCCGATGCCATCTTCGGACACGTCCTCGTCGCAGAAGTCGGAAAAGGTTAGGCCCCCATGCACGCGAGCGCCGATATCCTCATAGGACTTCCCGTGCCAGGGATGGCCGTCGGGCACGCCCACATAACCGCAGAGGGAGCCCGTGACTCCGGCGCGATGGATGAGGCAGGCAAGGCCCGTCGTCTCGTCCGTGAATTGCAGCTTGTCGGGTTCATCGTCCCACGGGCCGCGCTCCCATTGTGATTTATCGGTGAATGTCCAATTTTGCTCTTTCATGGTGCAATCTCCGTTTAATGTGTCGCACCGGCTTCGCGGTCTCTTGTGATAAGGAGTTCGCCGGCACGTCCGATCATTTGTTTCGCAATCTCGATAGCCTCGTGCGTTTCAAATTTATCCTTCTCCAGCAATGAGGCAACACATGAAACGCTGGCGCGGCTAACAATCTCATACATTGAAACCATCTCGCAAAGTGCAATGATTTGCACATTCAATGCCAACACCGGAAAATCATCACTTGCCACATTCAGCGAAAGCCATTGCTTCGCCACCTCATGAATGTCCAAATTATCGGGCCGCTGTAGTAATGTGCGGTTTAACTCCGTCGCGAGCCGCAGCACTTTATCCGACTTCTGTTCTTTGATCGAATCATTCATTTCGCAATCTCCGATACTTTAATTACCGTCCGTGGGTTCTCTTTATCTATCGAGTGGTAGATATGCTTTTCGCGCACTTGCCGATCATTGTGATAGATGCCGCGCTGAGAGACCACCCGCCGCCCACCCACCTTTACAAACTGATCCTGTAGGCAATCGAGGATCAGGGATTCGTCGAGGTCGGGCCGCTCGGTGGCGTAATAGATGCGCATGTCCACGCGCACGGGCGCGGAGAACTGGACACGGGCAGCGGGCGGAATCTGCTGGAGGGCGGCATCTCGCCAATCCAACGCCTTTTGGCTTTTGATGATGAGGCGGCGGCCGGTCTTGTGATTCACGGCTTCGCGGCGGCTGTTCGCCTTGCTGGCGGGTTCGCCGAGGATGGTAAGCCGGACGGGAGCCATCACACTATATTAAGCCGCGTCGGCCGCCGGTAGCGTTGTCCGGCGGTTCCACACATCCATTGCCGCCTCTTCGGAATCGAGTCGATCCACATTGGCCGTGCAATCCTCACACTCGACAATGAAGCCGCGCAGGAATTCGCTGCCCTCGGTAATCTCGCCCACATTGGCATTGCCGCCACAGAAAGGGCAGGGCTTGAGTTGTGCATTGGTCATTGCGTTAACCCTTCATTAGAAAAGAGCGCATCGCGCGCATTGAAGAAGAACCCACCCTCGGCACCCGTCCCCATGCGCCCCCATGAAAGAGAAGCAAGCGCCGGCAATGAGCGCATCGAACCAAGGCCCCCGGCACGTCCTTCAGCTCTTGTGGCGACTCTACCAATACGCCACGGCAACAGGATTCCAGTTCGTCCAACCCTTCGGTCATGGATCAATCTCCTTTGCTTTCGAGCCATGCATAAAGCGTTTCCAATTCGCGCTTCTTTGATTCGTACATAGCATGCAACCATTCCACCCTGCCCGCGTAATTGGACGCTGCCCAATCCTTGCTTCCCGCATAGAGGGCATCGGGCAATGGATAGGGCACTTCTTGCGCGGCGATTGTTTCGAGGTCTCCAATGCAATTGATTAACGCGCCTAGGCTCACACTGCAATGATCGCGCGCCACATCATGGGCCAGCTTGCGTGCTCTCTCCGCGAGCTGTTGAGTTGTGGTCATAGGCCAATCTCCTTTGTCTGCCGCACCTGCGCACGCAACTGATCACATTCATCGGCGGCAATGCGAAGCATCTTCACATTCTCGTCGCGCTCGTGCGTGAGTTGATTCTCTAACTCCGCAATGTGCATCGCCGCCGCCCTCAAGCCCGCCCGATACGCTTCGCGCTGCAAGGCGACGTACTCCGAAGGCGAGAGCAATACCGCCGCCCCCTTCGGTTGCTCAAAGTGCCACGGGGGCCTTGTGTCTTCAGTCATCGCGGTATCCATAAAAGCGTTGCAAGCGGTGAACCTGCTTCACCATTAGCTGCACGGCGCGATACGCCACAAGCCAACGACGCCAATGCCTGTAAACCGCGCGCGCGAGATAAAGTGCCGAGGTCAGGCTCAATGCACCACAAAGCGAAGCCCACCACAACGGGCGGACATGAGACCAATGCTCCAGATAATAGAGATTGACCCCAATGAGGGCTAATGATGTCATTGTCCATAGCGCCGTGTCTTTGCGCTCGCGCTGCAATGCCAGCAATAGGCCACGCGCCTGCGCCATCATGTCCGCCAATTCTTGTTCATGCTCCGTCATTGCGCCACCCTTCCGGCAAATTGCAATTAGCGGGCGCCCCTTTGAAGAGTGGCGCAATGTCCGCATCCCTGTAGCCTGCGAGTCCACAACCAATACGCGTGACATTAAAAGTCAATTCGGGATGCGCATGGGCAAAATCCAAAAAGGCAATGACGTGTGCAGCAATCGCCGCAAGGGGCAAGGTCTTGATCTTGGCATCCTTGGTCGGAATCGCATAACTCAAACCCGCCAAGCCTTCGCCTTTACCATAAATCGCCCCATGCCGTAGAAAGGCATCCCGCGCCGCTCCCTTGCCATGCCTACCCGCAAGATTGCTCCCAAAGACAAAGACTTCCATCATGCTCGCTCCATGAACACCCAAACCAACATGAGGACAAGACCGGCTATGGAAAGAAGCATCATTCCCCGGCCTATCCACTTGTTCCACCGCTTGCGCTTCTCCCACTTGGCCCGCTCGCGCTTTAACTCTTCATCCATCATGCAACTCTCCCGCCGGCAAGACATCCGCCCTCACCACCCCCGCTTTAACCGCCCTCGCCCAAGTCACCGACACGCCGTGAAGCCTAACTACTTCATTGATCGACTTGGTCTCTAATTCAAGCTTCACCATGGCCACGAACTCATCCGAATACGTGCGCTTGCCCTGTCCCCCTTTCTTCACCTTGGCCCGCCGCGCCCCTAAGTCCCCATGGTGCCGCGCCCATATAACCATCTGCTTAGACCAAGACATCTCACATCCCCGTCTGTAAGCGTTTCAACTGCGCCTGCGACCGCCTGCGCTCCAATTCCGCTATCCGCTCGGCTATCGCCTCGCGTACGTGGTCAGGTATCGATAAGTCCCGATGCGCCGCCCGCAGGTTATACAGATCCCGGGTATCGGCCGCATCAAGATCGCTCTGTGTCAAGTCAGGCTCAGGAATCGGGGAACCAGTGCTTGTGCTCATCATATTCAACCTCATCCCCCTTCGGCGTATACGTTACCCCAGTATGCACACAGACAGCCTTGAGCATGTCAAGACCAGCCATCAGCGTCGCGCGATCCTCGGCTTCCAACGGCGCCCACCGCAAGGCTTCCCGCGCTGCTTCGATGTCGTGAATCGTAATCATGAGCTGCTTTCGAAGGGTGGGCCAGGATGACACGGTTTGCGGGCGCAGAGCCCATGGCTTGACCCCGCTGGATACCCTTGCACCTATAGCCACGTCAGCGCGCGGGGGCATTCTGATTGCTGCTAACCGCTGCTTTTTGCCTCTCGTGCCATCCCGGCCCATTGAACTACCAATACTTTACAACGAAATGCACAAATACCGCCGCGAGAGAGAAGACTAGGACAACCACTAGAACAATCCAGGCGATGAGTAATTTAGAGAAGACTTGCATAGATGAAGAGACGGAAATTAGGGTTTCGTTAGATTTTGGAGGGAAACACACGGGGGATGGAACCTTAAATTTCACCGGCCCCGGCCATCGAGCAAAGACCCCCCCGGGGGGTCGGAAATTCGGCACAAAATCACGAGTTCCACACCTTGGGGGGTATTGACCGTGAAATACATCACGCGAGAGCCCTGTTTTCTGCTCGACCGGCCTTGCTTCTGTCGCCAGTCTATGCCTTCACGGCAACGCTGCATAGACACGCCAGGATGGTACAGGGGGATTCCGTAAGGCATCGAAGGAAACGCGGCTAAGTGGTTGATTCATAAGGTGAACTGCTGTCTGTCGCGGAGTGCCGGGGTTCGTGCAGGGCTTCGCGCCATGCGTTCCGTTGGTATTCCGTCAGCCGTTCCCCCGCTAGCTCACGGAACCTCAATCTATGTGCCCAATCCAGCGGCCCCTGCGGGCGATCAGGGCGGCTGAAGGCACGTAGTGCAGCAATGGCGCGGGCTTGCTGCTCGGCTGTTAGTGGGGGATCATCCTTGTATTTCATAGGTAAATGCCCAGGAAGGGCCCTAATCGGGCGTTTGAGCGATTTTCTACGTCCACGGGTCGTTAGCCCTAGGCAGCATCCGATACGGCGATTCTGAGCCCGTTTTGGTGCCTTCCTGAGCCTTCCCGGTTCCAACGCTTCCCGCATCCCGCCGCATTCCGGAAACCGTGGCGAAGAAATACGCCGGGCCTTTGCCTGCGACGATGGCCTTAGCCGCTGCAATGCGGCATTCGCCGGGGGTTGCACCGTCAGCGACGAGGGCGGCAAGCCGGGGGTCGTTTGGGGCGATTTCCAAGCCGGCCGCCGCCGCCGCTTGTGCGTGCGCATGCGCGGACCCGCCCGGGACGCGCGCGGCGGCTGCTTTAAATGTATTTATTGTTTCATGTTTCATGGGTGGTATTCCGGGTGGTATTACCGCCGTATTACCGTCGTATCCCTTAGTTGTGCTCCCCAGTGCTCTAGAGTCCTCTGCCTTAGACACCCCTATACCCAAGCTGACGGACTCAAGTATTGCCTCTTTTGTGGTTTTCGCCACACTGTTCGTGTGTGCAGGAGATGGGGTTATCAACAGGTTTGGCGACTGTTTCCCCTTCCATCGCTGCTCGACGTTAGTGCGTTGTATTTCGCTAGCTTTCTGTTGTCGAGCAATCTCTTCGTCGCAGCGTTTCTGATGCCATCGGCCGTCCGATTCCAGCGTAAAGAATTCTGTAAGAACGCGGCGGACGGCTTCGCGTTCGCTCTGTGTAATTGCTGGGAGCAGTCTATAGATTGAACTGTAATCACCTGGGAGTGGTAATTCATGGATATAGTAAGTTTCAATCATTAGGTGATAGGCAGCTTTCTCCATCCATCCCAAGTGTCCGGTATGAGCGGCCCAATCGCCGAGGTTGTGCTGATAGAAACGCATTGCAATTGCCTTCTCTGATTCAATGCGAATTAGTTGTGCTGCTGTTCTTCATTGCTTCAGGGCTTATGGCGATGGCGGGCCAATTCCTGGGCACGAGCCCAATGGCGTTTGTCCTCTAGGCGTAGGGCTTGGTCGAGTCGCCATCGGGCGGCGATGACGCGATCAGCGAGGCGGGGGGACAGGATGGGGGGCCATTGCCGGACGGCTTGGGGGGTGCACCCGATGGCGCGTGCTGCTGTTGTGGCGTTGCCGCCGAGCAGACAGAGGGCTTCGGTCTTTGTCATGGGCTTTTCATATCTAGGCATGGCCGAGAACACTGCGCGCAAAGGCAGACAGCGGCAAGCGTTCCATTCCTGAGCACTCCATAGCGCCCAAGAACACAATTCCCGACCCGCTGTAATCCATTCATGGCCGAGGGTCAGCGTTGCATGCGCAGATTTATTTTCATGCGCTCCCATGTGCTCTCTTGTGCTCGCGAGTGCTCTTGTGTTCTGTGTGCGTCAGCAACGCTGTTGACGCATTAATTATCCGGGCGTGCAATGCGTCCCGTGCGAAACGTAATCCAACGCGAATCAACAGAAGCTTTCGGCCGCATCGTGACGGGCGGGACGGTTGTGATCTTTGTTTGTTCGCGGCGGCTTCGTTTCGCACGCTTTCTCATCCGCATCTATCACGCATTATTTGATCGTCCCTAAAGGCCCATCCATGTCCGCAACGCTGCCTGCATTGCTGCGCCCCACGCTGCCCTATTTGGGGGTTGTGGAAGACATGCCCTTCGAACAATACCTCGCGGCCGATGCGCTCTCTAATGGTGGCCTGAAGCTGTTCGCGCGCTCGCCCTTTCATCATTTCTCATGCATGCACGATGAACGCCGGCCACCTGATCGTGAGCGCGGGGGGCAGTTGGAAGGCTCGCTAGCGCACTGCCTCATTCTGGAGCCCGGAGAGTTCCCGTTTCGCTATGCCATCGGGCCGGACGTGGCGACGCGGGCGGCCAAGGAATGGAAAGAGTTCGAAGCACGGCATCCGCACCATATTTGCATCAAGCCCGGACAGCTGGAGGTGGCGCGATTGCAGGCCGCATCGGTGCGCGCGTTGCCGGACATGGCCAAGCTATTCGAGACCGGGCGGGCCGAGGTCACTGCGTTCTGGCGCGATGAGCCCACGGGCGTTATCTGTAAATGCCGGCCTGATTGGGTGCACCCGGTGCCCGGCGTGGGATCGATTCTTGTGGACGTCAAGACCTATTCGGATGCGAGTCCGCGCGAGTTCGCGCGGCAGGTTGCGCGCAAGCTGTATCACTGGCAGGCGGCTTGGTACACCGATGGCTATTCCATCGCGAGCGGTGAACCCGTTGTGGGCTTTGTGTTTGTGGCGGTCGAAAGCGATTGGCCCCACGCGGCATGTGCCGTCATGCTCGACGAGGACTCGCTGGCAATGGCGCGCAGAGAGATTCGCCCCTTGGTGCAACGCTTCGCGCAATGCCAGCACACCAACACATGGCCCGGCTACCCGACCGGCATCGAGCAAATCGAATTGCCCGCGTGGTATGCCGAACGGATGGAGGATTAAGCATGACCCATGTCCTTGTCCTATCCGAAGCCCGAACCCTGCTGCCTACATACGAACAAGCCCGCGAATTGCTCGCGCGTTGCGTGCATGTAGACGAGGCCGCGAACATCGCGAACAAAGCGCAAGCGATGGCGGCTTATCTCCGGCAAGCTAGAGACGCCGAGGTGATGCAATGGGCAAGCGAAATCGCGATCCGGGCACAGCGGCGGGCCGGGGAGCTATTGGAGGAGGCGGCCAGAACCGGACAACGAGATGCGGGGGGCGGGAATCGGCGCGCACAATCAACGCGGGATATGGTGAAACTTGCCGACCTTGGCATAACGCCGATGCAATCTTCGCGGTGGCAAGCGCTTGCGAATCTCTCGCCACAGCAATTCGAGACTGCCATTATCAAGACCCGGAAGACCGGGAAGATGATTACGCGGGCCGCTGTCTTGCGCGAAGCGAGGCCCCCCGCTCCGGCGCCGATCCCCCAATCGATTCCAGAGTACCGCCCGCCGCCCGTTCCTCTGAGCACAAAGGGGGGCTTGTTCGCGTCCTATGCTCGGCTAGCGATTCGCCAATTGCAGGAGCATGGCCCCCGCTACACCGAGGACGAGTACGAAATGCTGTTCGAATTGGCAATGATCGTCGGCCCGATATTGCAGGAGCGCCAAACATGACCAATGGACTTGCTTCTAAGACTTCCTATCGGGTGCAATCGGCGGCGGGGGAATGGGTCACCATCACAACGGAATTGCGATGGATCACGCCACCCCTCGCACGCGAATTGCTGAAGCGCAATACAGACAACCGGCCGTTGCGTCCCTCCCATGTTACCGCCTTGCGTGCCGCCATGACGCGCGGCGAATGGCAGCATACACACCAATGCATTGCGTTTTCTAGCGATGGCGATTTGTTGGATGGGCAGCATCGATTGGAAGCATTGTCCGGTATGCTAGATAATAATTTCGCAATCCTCATGGAAGTCAAAACGGGCTTTGATCGGAACACCGTGTTTCCGGTCATTGATACCACGTTTTGCAAACGCAGCATGGCGGATGTCTTGCGTGTGAGCCGCGGTTATGCGGAAGTAGGGGCCTTCCTTGCGAGCATTTATGGGGGTCGCGTTGCAACCACACCTGCCTATGCAACACCGTTTCTGACATGGGCAACCCCGCTATTGGATCAATTGCTAGACCACGCGGCGCGCACGCGGCGAACATGGAGCACGGCGCCGGTACGGTCGGCGGCAATTATCGCAATCAAGATGCGTCCGCAGGATAAGGACTACGTGATTGAAGTCTATTCGCAATTGGTGAACGATGATCGTAAATCCATGTCCCCCATCGTCGAGTCGCTTTGTCGGGCTTTCTCGGATTCACAAACCCGGAAACGTCTTTCTTATGATTTGTTTGTGCGCTGCCTGAAGATTTTTGACCCGCACAACGCTGACTTTAAGAAAGTGCAAATTAAGGACCAAGCGCAAGCGATTGCAAATGTCAGGGATTGGCTCGGCATCGAGGTTCACGGCACACCCAAGCGTGTACCGCACCGGCCGGGAACCGCGCGGGCGCCCGCCTCGCAGGCACACATTGAAGGGCTGTAGCCATGAACGACCTTGCCACTGTCCCCGGCTTTCATTCAATGCAGGGCTTCGAACTGTTGCAACGCGAGGCGCGCGCCATCAATGCATCGAGCATGGTTCCCGATCCGTATCGCGGCTATGTCATTGACAAATCGACCGGCGAATGGAAAGAGAACAAAGAGGCATTGTCCAATACAATGATTGCGCTTAATATGGCAATGCGGTTGCAGGCCGATCCGCTGATGGTGATGCAGAATTTGTACATTGTTCACGGCGTGCCGGCATGGTCAGCGAAGTTTCTGATTGGCCTATTCAATACCTGCGGGCGCTTCACGGCGATTCGCTATGCGTTCAATGAGAAGCGGGATGCATGCTTTGCGCATTGCAAAGAGTTGGCCACCGGCGAGCGCATCGAAGGGCCTAGCGCATCCATTGCCATGGCCAAAGCCGAAGGGTGGATTGATCGGAAGGGTTCGAAGTGGCGCACGATGCCCGAAGTCATGCTCACGAACCGCGCGGCGGCCTTCCTCATTCGCACCACTGCGCCGGAGTTGAGTCTTGGGTTGCCCATGCGCGACGAAGCGGAAGACATTGTGGAGGTCACCATGCCAGAGATTCGAGAGCCTAGCCCCTTGCAAGCCGTGCGCGATGCCCTCTGGCCTGCCGCGCCCCCTGAGCCGGAACCCGTCCCGGAACCTCCCGAGTCCGAAGGAGAACCTGAGATGGTGGAACCAAAGACCCTGCCCACGAAAGAACCCGTTGCCCTGAAGGACGGCGAATTGACCCCGCAAGATGCAACGCGCCGCGCGAGCACCAAGAAGCCCCCGCCCTCGGCGCCGGCCTTTGATGCTGAAGCCTACGCGCAGCGCATCGAGAAGATCGGGGATGTTGATCTCCTTGTTTTGATGAAAGAAGAGATTGCCGCGCTCCCCCCGTCGGTGCGTGAAGACATGAGCGCGCTCATCGATGCGCGTATCCATTCACTCGTTCCAACGGAAGAGAGTTAAATCATGACCACTCGCAAGGCCCGTATCTATCTCGTGCAGCTCGGCAGCGAAACCAAGCTGGTACGCGCCAATGGCGCGGGGCAAGCTATCAACACGGTAGCGAAGGATTTCATCCGCGCGCGCGTGGCGGAGTCCGAAGATTTGATCCGCATTGCAAACCAAGCCGGCGCCAATCTCAGCATCGCCAGTCCCCCGGAGCGTGATCCGAACGCGCCCAAGCGGGGGCCGGGGCGCCCGCCACGCAGTGACTACACCGACCCGGATAGCGTTGTTGATCCGGCGTTCGAGGCGGCGGCATGATGTTCGCCCTTCCCACCGGCACCGCTGCCAAGCTGGTTCACGTCAACATTCGAGGCGAGCTGCACGGATCGGACGTGGTGCCCCAGGCGGACATCCGCTTCGAGGTTGCCATGCCGAACGCGATTCTTGATGCCTTCGACCCGGCGCTACGAACCTGCCTCTACACATCAGCCCCGCCGGCACACCCCCAAGCCAAGCTGCCCGAGTTGCCCGGCATCGAGCCCGTGAGCGATACGCCCGCCTTGCGCTTTCCGGAGCTGCTCATGCCGCTGCGATGGGAGGCGGAGGGCAAAGGCTACCGCCTGACCGTGGAGGCGCCCCTACTGGCCTTTCCGCTCGCCCTGGAGGATGTTGTGATCGGCGCCATCCGCCTCGATTGCCTCGACGGGGGAACGGTCGCGGTGGAGTTCCGCGCGCAGACCACGCAAGCCCCGGACGTGGAGACCATCGCCGAGTTGGCCCGCATGGTGCAACGCACGGTGCGCGTGGGCCTGGAGGCACCCATTGAACCCGACATTGGCACCCTGGAGGAATTCCCCGCCTCCGAAGCTGTCGTCTAGGGTTTACCCCCTGTCAACCCTGACAGGGGGAGTCTCTCGGCCCCTTGTGCCGTCGCAGCAAAAGTAGTTAAATCTGCCCGCACGGCCCCGATTTCCGGGGCTTATTTGCAGGGAAAACACCATGGC